AACCAGATACATTCTATCCTGCTTTTATAACGCCATCCCCGGATTTTCAAAGATCACTACTCGAAATCCCGTATAAACTTTTTCAGGTCAATCATCTCAATCGGGATCTCTTCTTGCATATCTAAATCCCAGGCCGTATCGCTTTCCCAATCTTCAACCTCGGCCGCATTGCCGTAAATTGTTTCGTAGATTCCGGGTTTCATAAAACCTCCTTAACATTCGCCGCCTGCTGACCTTTCGGCCCCTGCTCACGGATAAATGTTACAATTTCATTCTCTTCGAGTTTTTTAAATCCTTTTCCAACAATACCAGAATAATGGACAAAAATATCTTTCCCACCGCTGTCCGGAGTTATGAATCCATATCCCTTGTTCTCATCAAAAAATTTAACTTTTCCTCTTTCCATTTGATGCCGATCCTTTCCTGTTGATTGCCATGATTGAAAATACAAGTGCAGGGAATACTATAAAAATCATAATCGAATTTTCTCTACATGCCATAACCAGCAAAGACATAAAAACTATTGTATACCATCCAAGGATTGAATAAATCATATCGGAACCTCTGTTTCGTCAACTGTCGTCGATTCAATTTCGTTTATCTCAAGCGCCTCATTGTATTCCTTCCCGGATTTGTTTGTTCTTTTTTCAAACACCATCCAGATTGATGATTTTTTGTCAGCATACGATCCCATCTGTTCATAAAAATTCTGATCAAACGTCCCGAACCAAACATTTCCAATCCGGCATGCGAAACGGCTTGATGGATTTCCGTCTACGGTTACCGGGATAATTTTCAATTCTTCGATTACGCCCTGCACGGCCAAGGGTTTCTTAGCTGGTTCAGGTTCATTTTGTTTATTTGATACAGCGTCCCTCAGCTTGCCAGACGTTTCTGGCTTCGGATCATCCTTCGGGTCATCTTCGGGGATAAAAAGGTCATCATCGGCATGTAATGCAGCATTAAGATCGGTTGACATAGGGAGACGTTTTGAAATTCTTCGTAAAACTGTTTTCTTTCGCATTTCATCTGAGAACGGGCCGTCCCATGGGCTATTGCTTCTGGCTCGACTGGCCTTTTTACAATCCTGAATTTCTTCCTCACGCATGATTTCGATGTACGGGGCGTTGCTGTCTTTTGTTCTTGCGATGGCGTATGTTGCCGAATGCTTTCCTCGCTTTTCTTTGTAGTTCGGAACGTGCTTGATATGTTCACCGATCTCGTCAACAAAAAACTCAAACGTATCGTTTTCATAAACCACCCCGCAGTTTATGCTTGCCAATTCTCCACTATTTCTGACTTGTTTTAATAGGCCCTTATACATAGACATAAACTTGACCTCTCCGTTAAACGGGACCAGGGCGGCTTCGTGTCCGTCAAGATATAATCCTTGCTGGGCAGATCTGATGATTGAGTTGTATAGAGACGCCCTGTTTTTTTCAAGCAATCCCTGATTTTGTTCGACATAATTTGCCGCGATCTGGATAAACTTGTCAGTGTCTTTCTTAAGTAAAGGTTCAAGTTTGTCTCGCATGGCGATGAGGTTTTGTTTAAATTCTTCGATATGTGTCATTTGTTAATCCTTTCATTATTAATTAAAATTCGTTTATTCCTTCAGGAGAACCTTTAAGTGATCCCTCTTCTAACACAAACCCGACTTTGCCGGACCCGTCAACGATCTCAATCCATATCTGAAAATCATTCTTTTCTGCCATTTCTTCAACGATTTTCATTGAATCATCGTCAAGCAGGGATCCGTCTCGAACGCGGATAACGCGGAGTTCTGGGTTAAGGGCCATTGCGATCGAAAGCGATGCTCTCAGCTGTTCAGCATCTGATGCCTGGCATAACGGCAAGCCGTTCAGTAGCACTTCTCCATCACCGAACCCTATGCCATTGACCGGAAGTTTCGCATTTTCAATGGATCTCTTTTTGTCCTCGTTGCGTTTCTCGATTCTCTTTGTTAGCTCATCAGCCTGCTGTTTCAGCAGGGATGCTGTTTCGATCAATTTGACTTTCTCATGCTTATTTCTCACGATTTCGTTGTGTTTCTGCGCCTCTTCGACTTTTTTCGACAAATCCTGAATGTCGACTGGATCATCAATCTGGGCCTTTATTTCCTCTTCAAGCTGTTTAAGTTCTGATTTTAACTGCTCCATCCTTTTGATTTTCTGCGCGCGGTCGCTTCGGCATGACGAAACCTTTGAGTTATGTTCAGACGCGACTTCAATTTGTTTCATCATTTTTGATGTATCAATGATGTCGGTCGGCGCGCTTTGAATATCAACATCAATCTGATCCGCCGCCGATTTCTTTTCCTTATACTGGCGGTTAAGATCGGTTCTTTCGTCGTAATCCTTTTTATTTTCGTCCTCGATTTTTTCAAAATCAACGTCCGGGACGAACGATTTCAGGATTTCAAACTGTTTCTTCGGGTCAAGACGCTGAAACGCCATCGGGTCAAATGTGAGGTCCCCGAGAAGTTTATCAATTAGAGATTGAGGTGACTTGAAAACTGCCCCGTCTTTGCTTTCGATTTTCAGTGACGACGTATATTTCCCGCCGTCCTGCTTTTTGAATTTCCTTGTAACAACCATATCGCCAAGGTCGATTTCAACAAACCCTTCATCCGCGCTGTCATTGACAGGGCGTGACTGAATGTTCTGAGCTCCTCCAAGACACCACCAAATCGAATCCAGAACAGACGTTTTTCCGTGTCCATTTTTTCCTGTGATTTTTACCACGTTTTTGTCCGGGGAAATGTCAACGGCGATCAAACGTTTAATGTTTTCTGCTTTAAGATGTATGATTTTCATTATTCCTCCCAATCCACCGCATCCGGTGTCTGGCTTGTGGCGGCTTGTTCTCGCTTTTTGACCTCAAATTTCGATATGATAACCATATCCCTGTCGCTGTCGAGTTTGACCCCGGCAAAATTGAATGTCGGGTCGATCAGGATGATTTCTCCGCCATCGTCCTTCTTCAAAACCATCCCGCAGTTTTTATACCTATTTTTCGTGTTGCCGTTATTGTCGGTATACGACCCTGTTTTTACTGCCAGATCATGTGTTTTTTGTGTCATTTTTTCCTCCAGTTTATTCTGAAATTACGAAACGCGCTGCGGACATAGCTAACCGGCGTTTCCTCAACGATCCCTGCTGAAATCGTAAACCTGTCTCCGGTCACCTTTTCAGCGTCCTCTATGATTGTTAACAGTTCCGACTTGATGGCGTCTCGCTCTGTCTGTAACTCTTTGATTGAGTCTCCGAGTTCTTTGTATCTTTCAGCCATTCCGGTTATTTTCTCATCCCCTCTGGCGTCAAACAGTTTTTTTGGTTCGGCGTATCCATACAGTTCTGCGATAAATTTTGCGTCTGCCTTAAAGTCAGGATCCGGCGGTTTGTTTTCATTAATGGATTTCCAAAACTCTTTGATAGCCTTGCGAATCTCAGAGATAACAACCTCATCCCTTTTTCTTTTAATGAGGACTTCATCATTCCCACCCACGAGCATCCCAATATAGGCATATTCACGTCCGGACACCATCATTTGATGCTGGACTTGCATTTCAATATGGAGAGGCGCGGAATTTTCTTCCCATTTATCCCTATAAACAAGTCCGTCAACGTTTTTGATTTCGAGGATCCCATCATCGCCGATGGAAAAATCAAAACTACTCCCAGCCCTCAGATCCGGATCTCGGATATACTCATCCATCCTTCGGATTTCCCATCCATTTTTTTCGGCGATGGCCTCGGCGATAACGTCCTGGAGTTTTGTTCCCCAAAACATGCGTTTGTTTTCAGCAAGTTCAACCACGTCCCCGCGTTTTTTTCTATGCCACAACTCAAATTTCGTCATGTATGGGTTCAATCCGAATAGAGCGGATACTTCTGTTGACGTGATGTCCTGCGTTCTTAATTCAAGCCATTTCTGTTTGTTTTCTGGGGTTATGATTTCCATTTTAAATATTCCTCGTTGATTTCCTTTTTATAAACCGGAGCGACTTCGCAATCCGGACAAAATTCCCAGCCCTCTTCGATCGTTCCATCATATACATGTCGATCACACTTAGGGCATACGCTCTTTACTCCGCGCATCCAGACGTCTTTTTCATCTTCGAATTCGATGTAAATTTCAATTCCGTCTTTGATGAGGATTGCGAAACATGAATCTGAAACGTGGAGGTTCGTTTTTGTCGTGTAAACATCAACGACAATCAGGTCCCACCCGTCCGACTCCATTTTTTTGATTAGATGGAAGATTTTTTCTTTCATAGATCATCCTTTCGATTAACTTGCAGACTGGCTTGGATGGATTTCTCCATCCCTGTTCCCACGATACAACCGCCCGGATAGATATTCCTAGTCTCTTGGCAAATTGAGCGCGGCTTTCTTTAAAAATTTCAGTGCGTATTTTTTTTATCACTTAACGCCTCCGGTCAAACTTTTGTAACCAGAATATACATTATCAGCGATGTTCGTTAAATTTTGAATTATTCCTGTTTTCTTCTTGATGATCTTGATTTCAAAATCAACCTGACATATAAAGACTGTCAAAATGGCATAGACGATAATAATTTTTATTATGAAATCTCCAAACGACTGCCATCCTGTTTTTTTATTTTTCATTCTCCGTCGCCTTATTGATGATATAAACAAACAGAGTGAATCCTGTTACGATAGCTAAAACTAAAATTTGACTTACAGTATTCATGTTATCTCCTTAATTTTCACCCCGGCCCCCTTGCGGGGCAAGGATCGACCAAATCGCCGGGGTGGATAGGTCCACAATTATTTCAGCTCGATCGCGTCTGGTGAGTCCCAGTCACATGACTGATCTTCCTCTGGCCACATATCAGACAAGCTGTCCATCTCATCTTGCAGTGATCCTCTCTCTGAGTCTGATATATCCTCATCCATAAGCGACTGGATACGCTTGCGCTCAGAGTCAATTTTTTCTGCAGCCTCTCTGTATGTGGCGTTAGGCAGCCATCGGACTACGATGTGATCTGTGACGCAGGATGAGTCATCCGTGACATCTATCCACTGCTCCCATGCTACGCCGTCCTGATGGTTTGTGATCTGGGCCTCTGTGGCAAGAGACACGATATAGTCTACATCATCCTGTGATAGATCGTCTATGTCCTCACCATCTCTCAGCTTTTCTCTGATCTCAGCCAGCTTGCGATCTTTAAGTGACAAGACATACTCCTTGCTCAACTCCGTAAAGACTTTGTCTCTCAGCCAGTCAATGTCGATGTCGTCTGGATTATCAATCCCGTCATTAAGCTCAGCGTATAGCTCTATCATATCCAGCCACTTATCATGATCTATTCCGGCGTCTGTGCAAGCATCGCCATCAGGATCTTCTACACACCGATACTCAATGCGATCTTTGTCCTTTTCAGGGATATCAAAAAAGTCCGCCTCTGCCTGCTTGATGGTCTCAAGCCTCTCTTCTCTTGTGCTTTTCATGGTCGATCCTTTCTTTTTCCGGGTGGCCTTTTGCCTCCCTCATCTGCTCTAAGTATATCACAAAGTGATAACTTGTCAAGAAGTTTTTTTCAGGAAAAATAAAATAATATTTCTCACAAAAAACCATGTTCCGACAGCGCTTTCGGACTTGCGGATCATCCCTTTGTCGTCGGGATTTCCGATTTTCCGACACCGTCTTAACAAAGATGGGCATAAAATCTTAAAAAACACGACCCCGTCCGTGGCGATCCCTTCCCTTGATAGATGCAGGCGTCCTTGGCCGATCATATCCCAAACCTTTCCCTTACCTCGGTTATTTTATTCCTGCTGATCTCAACTTGGCCTTCAAACCACGCCTGATGCCGGACGAGTTCCGCCATGTCGATATTTTTCAACAATGTTTCACTGGGGATGTTCATTTTTCTGGCGATATATTCCGCTTCAAAATCCCCGTTTTCCTCGGCGAAATCGTTCATCCACTCTCTTAATGTCTGGCAGGGCCTTCTGCTTCGGCGTGTCTGTGCATTTTTAAGAGCCGCCCGGATCCCATAATCCATGGACTCAAAGACTGCGTGGCCATATTTGTCTTTGCCGGTCATACCGTCCCACTGGACAAACGCCTTTAGGTTGACTGGGTTATTATTCTTTTGTGCGAGTGTCTGGGCATCTGCTCCGGAGCATCCGGTTACCAAAACAGAGATTAATATGATTTTTTTTACAGCAAGATTTATTTTTGGCGGTAACGACTTCACGGCATTCTCCTCATTGCTGGATTCATTTTTTCCACTCATACCCACACCGACGACAACGGCGTGTTCCGTCCTTGTTGGTTAGGATATTTTTCGATTCACATTCCGGGCATTGCGGTTGTTTATTGTTTGATTTCATGGTTTGATGATATCCCTTAATCAACGGAATGTCAAGATTTTTTTTGTGCGTGTGCGTGTGCGTTTTTTTTCTTGATTTTTTTCGATTTGTGAATACAATGAAAATATGCTCAGAGGTTATCAATCAAAAATTATAGATCAAGCTCGAAAATATATGTTGCAGGGCGCGCGGTCAATCCTTATTACATCGCCCACAGGATCCGGGAAAACCATCCTAACCGCGCACATGCTCAAAACTGCCTCCCAAAAGAACATGTCCGCATGGTTTCTTGTTCACCGTCGGGAACTCATAAAACAATCAATCAGATCATTCAAAATGGTTGGCGTTCCACATGGCGTCATTGCGTCTGGATTTATGGAAGCCAAACGCCTTCCGATTCAAATTGCGTCCGTCCAAACTCTGATCCGCAGACTAACCCGATACAGGACGCCTTCTCTTATTATTTGGGATGAAACGCATCATATAGGCGCGTCGTCGTGGGATAAAATTTATAGATATTTTCCAAACGCATATCATATCGGATTAACAGCCACCCCGATGAGACTTGACGGCAAGGGACTCGGAAACTGGTATAAAAAAATCGTTCACGGGCCGTCCGTTTCATGGCTTATTGAAAACAAGTTTTTGTCCCCATATAAAATATATGCTCCATCCCACATAAACACATCTGGTCTGCACACGAGAATGGGGGACTTCATAACATCAGAACTGGACGAGCTGGTTGACCGTCCAACAATCACTGGGGACGCGATCAAACATTATACTAAGTTTTGCCCCGGAGCAAGGGCCGTGGTTTTCTGCGTGTCAGTTAAACACAGCCGTCACGTCGTTGACCAGTTTAACGCCGCCGGGATCCCCGCGGAACACGTTGACGGGGAAACGCCGCCAGAGGTCAGGGATGCGGCAATCAAGAGGTTTTCGTCCGGGGAAACCAAGATTCTCTCCAACGTCGAGTTATTTGGGGAGGGTTTTGATTTACCTGCAATGGAGGCGGTTATTTTGTTACGACCAACCCGGTCCTTAGGGTTGTATCTCCAACAGGTCGGTCGGTGCCTGCGTTATGTTGAGGGAAAAATAGCCATCATTCTCGATCATGCCGGAAACTGCGAACGCCACGGACTGCCGGACGAAGAACGGAACTGGCAACTGTCATCTGATATGCCGATCGAAAACAAATCCGATTCAGAAAAAATATCCGTTAAAGTCTGCCCGGAATGTTTCGCCGCTCAGGTTTCAGGACGACCTTCCTGCATGTTCTGTGGATGCTCTTTCCCTGTCCAATATAGAGAAATTGATCAAAAAGAAGGTGATCTGGTTGAGGTTGATCCAGCAACGTTGAGAAAAAAACGGCTACAGGCGCAGGGACGATGTCAAACTGTTGAAGATTTGGTGGAAGAAGGAAAACGAAGAGGGTATAAACGGCCAAGATTATGGGCGCAATATGTATTTAATGCCCGACAACAAAAGAAACTGCAGGGGGTATGATAATGAAACTCGCCTACATCGCCGGACCATACCGGCCGTCAAACGGAAAAACCGTTCTTGAGAACATCCGCGCCGCCGAACAGGTCGCTATAAAATACTGGAAGGCCGGATATGTGGTTATCTGCCCGCACTTGAACTCGGCGTTTTTTGACGGGATCTGCGATGATTCTGTCTGGCTTGAAGGATATCTAGAGATATTAAGACGGTGTGATGTTGTTGTCATGGTCCAAGGGTGGGAGAGTTCGGTCGGTTCTTGCGATGAACATTCAGAGGCGATCTCCTTCGGTAAGGAAATAATTTATGATGGGGAATGTGGAGCGCTGTATATCCAGCAGGTCGGTCGGTGCCTTCGTGAGGGAGACGTGTCTTGAACGAAACAGCCCTAGGAAAAAAAATCCAGATCGCCCTTTCCCGCGCTGGCGCCCGTGTATTTCGCAATAATGTCGGGACGGCGTGGACAGGCAAAAAAAGAACACGCATAAAAAACGATGTTATAATCCAGGACGCCCGAATCATCAAATATGGATTGTTCCCAGGGAGCGGAGACTATATCGGTTTTATTCCTAAAACGATAACTCCGGACATGGTCGGCCAGCGTGTGGCTCTGTTTGTGTCTTGTGAGATAAAAACAAAAACGGGACCTATTCAGAAAAATCAAGAAAAATGGATGAATTTTATACAAGAAAACGGCGGGATCGCATTTGTTGCGCGATCACCGGACGAAGCCATCGAGGGAGTAAAAAATGCATGATTTTGAGGGCCTTTCACGACACCTTTTGTCAAATATCAATTCAATCCTAACTCTATGGCTTCCCGGGGGGAGAATTCAAGGATCTGAGTATTGTTGCGCTGATCTTCGCGGTGGACGGGGCGATTCTTGCCGGGTAAACATTAAAACGGGGGTGTGGTGTGAGTTTGCCGGGGGACCCGATGAGAAGGGCGGTGATCTAATATCCCTTTATGCCCGAATCCACGGGAAAACGCAGGGTGAGGCATATCTTGATCTCTGTGAGCAGTTCAGATTTAACCACACAAATCCTAATCCACCCGCATTACCAAAACAAAAAACTCCCATTGTTCCACCAGCAACCTCCCATCCGCCGATGCGGCACAGCAAATTTGGTTTACCGGTAAAAACATGGGTTTATCGGGATGAGGCGGGTCAGCCTTGCTTTTATGTTGCCAGATACGATACTCCAGACGGCAAGCAGTTTCTGCCCTGGACGTATACCTCTGAGCAGAGATGGCAATGTAAGGGTTGGCCCGCCCCCCGTCCTCTTTACAATCTTGACAAACTTGCCGCGCGCCCAAAGGCCCCGGTCCTCATTTGTGAGGGTGAGAAGGCCGCTGATGCCGCTGAGGAGTTAACGCAGGGGATATATGTGTGTACGACGTGGCCAAATGGTTCCAAGGCCGTCAGTAAGGCAAACTGGGCGTTTCTGCGTGACAGAAATGTGCTTATCTGGCCGGATGCGGATGCCCCCGGGCGGGCCGCGGCGGATCAGATTGCTCAGATTCTTGCGCCGATATCCGCAACAGTCAAGGTTCTTGATGTTACCGGTCAGCCGTCAGGGTGGGATGCGGCGGATGCAATTGAGGGCGGTTGGAGGTGGGATGGTTTCAAGGAGTGGGCCAAGCCGCGCGCGATAAAAATTGATGTTACGGTTTCGGAGTCTCCGGCCAACGTTTCGGGATCTGTTTATGCTATGTGGGAGCAGTTGGGTCTTCCAACCACAACCAACGGATCACCGATCATCAACACCGAGGCAATTTACAAGGTCCTCACCGGTACGCCGGGTCTTAATGAAATTGTCTGGATTGACAGGTTCCACCAGAAAATTTTGACCCATGGACCACGCGAGTGGACGGACGTTGACACACTTGAGCTGTGTCTTAAAATACAGTCAGAGTTCGGACTTAAACGGTTGGGCGATGATACCGTTTATAAAACCCTCCGAATCCTTGCCGCAAGAAACGAAAGGAACGAGCCGCGCGACTGGATGAACTCGCTTGTTTGGGATGGTCAGGCGCGTGTTGAGCGATTTTTTGTTGATTATTTCGGATGTCAGGAGTCCGGATATGTTCTTTCAGCATCGAAAAACTGGTGGATTTCCCTTGTCGCGCGGATATTCGAGCCTGGTTGCCAGATGGACAATATGCTCATTCTTAAAGGCAAGCAGGGGATCTATAAGTCAACCGCCCTGCGGATCATTGGGGGGCAGTGGTATGCCAACTCCGGGCATAATGTTCTTTCAAAGGATTTTTATCAGTCTCTACAAGGCAAGCTCATCATAGAAATTGCCGAACTTGATACGTTTGACCGCGCGTCAATCAACACCATCAAGGATGTTGTTTCAAACCCAACTGATCGGTTTCGTGTTCCTTACGAAAGGTCCCCCGCTGATCATCCTCGGCAGTGCGTTTTTGTTGGAACGACCAATGAGGACCTCATTCTCAAGGATTACACCGGAGGGCGCCGGTTCTGGCCCGTTGAGGTGTCAAAAATCGACATTGACAGGATCCGGGAGGACCGGGCGCAGTTATTTGCTGAGGCTGTTCATCTATACAAAGAGGGCCATGAGTGGCATGTCATGCCAGCCGATGAAACAGCAGAGGTTCAAGAAAAAAACCGGCAATACGATGAGTGGGAAAATTACCTTGCGTCATACCTTGAGAAAAATTATTTACTTCATGAAACCACGGTTTTTGACATTGCCAAGGAATGTTTCGGGATCCCGATTGACCGTATTGACAAGCTAACTCAAATGAGGTTGGCAAGGTGTCTTTCATCGGTTGGCTGGAAAAACTTTCTGGTCAGAGAGTCTGGAATCAGGAAGCGTGTCTGGAGGAAAAACGATGAATAAGGTTGTTCCGCTTGTTTTTATTAGGTTGTATCCGGTTGTATCCGGCTGTTCCACTGTAACCCATTGGTATATATATATGGAACAACTGGAACAACTGGAACAACCTATAATAAGGAATATATAAAATTGATTACATATATACATAGATATTACGGTACGTACGCGTATGTATACATGTAATCAAAAAAAGGAAAGTTAGAAAAAGGGGGGGTGAGGTTGTGCCGGTTGTTCCATCATTATGCCAGGTATGCTGGCACTCATGGCGTCCAAGGTCTAAAAAGCCTAAACGATGCCCGAAATGTAACTCGCATCAATGGAACGGTGAGACCCGGAATCGGTATTTTTTTGAGACCATTGGGATTGGCGAATCGAAAACATTTCCATGGAAAACCGATAAAAACGGAAATCAGAATTTGAGAGAAAACAGGAAAATCAATATTGCTCTTGCGGTGTTCCAGAACCGATCTGGCCGAAGATTTGAGAAGCACGGTTCGCCCGCGGGATTAACTATAAAAAGGATTGTGTAATGAATAGCTTACAATTTAAAAACATTCTTAAAAAAAATAAAAAAATATTATTAGCATTTTCTTGCGGGAAAGATTCTTTAGCAACATGGCTTCACTTAAGAAAATTTTATCCTGATATTGAAATTTATCCATATTATTGTTATTTAATTAAAGGACTTTCTTTCGTTGAAGAAGCAATAATATATTATGAAAAATTTTTTAATCAAAAAATAATACAAATTCCCCATGAATCTGTTTTTAGGATGATAGATAATGCTGTTTTTCAATGTCCAAAAAACCTCATTTTTTGTGAAAATAATGAATATTTAAAATATGATTACAATGAAATACGAACGGGATTGGGAAAATTTTTTGGAATAAAAAATCCTTATGTTGCGGTTGGAATAAATAAATCCGATTCATTAATGAGGAGAATTTTTTTTAAGAAACATGGAGATGTTAATGAAAATCAAAAAAAAATATTCCCTATAGCTGAATATGAAAGAAACAAAATATATGAAATAATAATTTCATCAGGAATTAAACTCCCAAAAGACTATTTGTTTTTTGGAAGGTCTTTTGATGGATTTGATTATAGATTTTCAAAACATATTAAAGAAAACTTCCCAAATGATTACGAAAAAATAAAACAATTTTTTCCTTTAGTCGATGTGGAAATAAAAAGAGGAGAAATTTATGAAGCCCATAAAAATAAAAATAAACAAAATTAATCCATTGAATTATTCAAAATATTTTATTAAACCAAAAGATTTTGATGGGAATTTTATAGAAAAATCAAACGCTCAGGTTTCAGAAACATTAAAACAATTTAAGAATAATTCAAAAAATGAACTAGACCGTTTTCGAGAAAACACAGACACCGACTTCTTTGTTTGTGTGTGTTTTTTAAATTATAAGCAAAAACAGGATTTTATGCTTGCATTAGGATATGAAAAAGATGAAAATTATATTGACGGATTGGAACTTTCCAGAAATCTTGATATTAAAATATCTGAATCTTCATGGAAACCAATTCCTGTCAAAAAACATAAACTAACTACCGATGTGGAAATTATTTAAAAAGAGGAGGTGGCACAGATGGCGAAAAGGGGAAAGAAAAAAGGCGGGAAAAAAGGAAACAGAAGTTCTGGAACTTAATTAACAAAAACAAAGGGGAATAGGATTTTTTCTATTCCCCATTTTTAACAAGTTTTTATCAGGAGAAAAAATGCCAGATCCTAATTTTAAAAAAGAGGTTGGAGAAGGCTCTCGATGGAAGAAGGGGCAATCAGGAAATCCTGCTGGAAGGCCAAAAGGTAGAAGAAATACAAAAAATATTTTACAAGATATTTTTGATACTCTTCAAAAAGGGGAACATCCGATTAAAAATGAAGAATGCACATTACCTGTCATTGAGTGGATGTGTCTCGTTCAAATCGCGTCTGCATTAAATGGAGATTTATCTGCTTTTAAGGCTTTGGTAGAAAGGGTTGAGGGTCAAAGCATTCAAAATATAAATCACGCTGGGTCTTTTGGAATTGAAAAAAAGGTTTTCATTACCAAAGAAGATGTTAAAGAAACAGATTCACACATTGACGAGTCTATACAATGATTGACCCTGAATATCTTGGACAAAGACTAATAGAGCGAGGGTTTCGGGTTTGGTTTAAATATATGTTCAAGGCCGTTGAGAACCGACCGTTCATTGAAGAAGAATTGCATAAAGGGCTGTTTGATGCGTTTGATAAGGTTACCAACATTGAAATTCTGCGACTCATTTTAAATCTACCTCCACGAAGTTCAAAAACAACGCTGGCCATTTATTTTATGGCGTTTCATTTGGCTAAGAATAAACGATGCAATTTTATTTACACTTCATATTCTCAAGATCTTCTGTCCCAGATTTCAAAGATCCTTGAATCAATATTGTCGCACCCAATTTATACTACGATGTATAAAAATTCTTACTCGCGACAAGAATCCTATGAAGATCCAATAAACGATTTTTGGAAAGAATATTTGTTTGAAACAACAGGGAAAGATAAGTTCTCTGCAAGAAAGATCATCACATCAGAGGGCGGGGTTATTTTGTTTTCAAGTATTGGGTCTGCTATAACAGGGTTCGGGGCCGGGATTCGCGGATCAAAAGAATTCTCCGGGTGTATTTTTTGTTTTGGTTACGAAACGCTAGTTAAAACAAACATTGGTTTTGTTAGGATTGGTGACATTGTAGAAAAAAAAATGGATGTTTTAATTTATTCGTTTAACCACAAAAAACACACTATAGAATTAAAACCAATAGATCGATACATTAAAAACGAAAACTCAGAGATGGTAGAGTTAACATTGTCGAATGGAGACGTTATAGAATGCACGCCAGAACACAAGTTTTATACAAAAAGCAGGGGATATGTAGAGGCTCAAAATTTAACTCCAAATGACGTTTTTTTTCAGCTTCCTCATTCGTTTGAGCCTCGGCAAAGTGAGGTTATATTTTTCCATTATATATTTTCTTTTTATGGATGGGTCACAAATCTCTTTAAACTCTTCGTCGGAAAAACTCTTCTTTGTTCTAGGCTTATAATAAATATATTTAATAGATTGCTTCCAGTTTTTTCCTTGTTTAATGCTAAGAACAGCAGCAGGAGTAATTCCATATTCTTTGCTGATCGCGCTAATTGTTCTCCTGTCTTTAGCGATATTGATAGCGTCTTTTTCGGAAACCTTTGCACAAGGATGTGTCTCTCCCATAGAAAAAGTTTTGATTTTAATAGAGTCTTTCATGTTTTCGGCTTTGGTGCCATAACAAAGATTAGAAAAATTGTTATTCAAAGAATTTCCGTCAATGTGCCGAACCTCAACACCTTTTTGTTGTGGGCCAACAAAAGACTCCATGTTGTGTTTAGTGGGGTTTACTGTTTGCTTGAGAATTTTTCCAACAAGCCTGTATTTAACTTTTGTTCTGCTGTCGGTAATAATTCTGTCAAGGCTTCTGGCCCTTCCAAGATTAGAAACCTGGTAAAGCCCTTCATATCCAACGATATCTTTCCACTCTTCATTAATAAAATCCATAATAAAACCTCCTATTGTTTATCTGTTAGGGATAATTGTAACCTATTTATACAACAAAGTCAGCCTATATTAGTACATAATTGCGACGACGCAAACAAGCCGTCTGATGTCCGATCAGAGCGCATGAGAGACAGAGTTAGGATTTATTATCAGGAAACGTTGCTGTCCCGGGTAAATGATTCAAACATCCCGATAATTAACATTCAACAGCGTCTTCATCTTGAAGATTTGTCTGGAATATTAAAAGAAATTTATGATTTTAAAGTTATCACACGCCCCCTGATAGACAAAGAAGGAAAATGCACCCTTCCGTCTCAATACACAGAGCAACGGTTGAAAGAAATCATGGAAGACCAATATGTCTTTAATTCTCAATACCAACAAAACCCAATTAAACTCGGTGGAAATATTATAAAATCAGAATGGTATCAATATTACCCGATAAGTTTTTTGAATGATGTTGTATTTGAAAAATTGTTTATGACAGGCGATACAGCAATGAAGACGAAAGAACATAATGATTTTAGCGTGTTCTGTCTTTGGGGTGTTTTTGTTGGAAAATTATATTTAATTGATTTAATACGAGATAAATGGGAGGCTCCTGAACTTGAAAAAGAATTTAAAAAGTTCTGGAATAAATGGCATCTGGGAATTAAAGGACGCGCGGTTTCGTCTGTTTTTATTGAAGACAAGGCAAGCGGGACAGGTCTGATTCAAAAGATTAAAAAAGATGGATTCGTTCCAGTAATTGGAATGGAAGTCGAAAAAGACAAGCTGACAAGGCTTGAGGACGTCCTGACTTATATTCAGTCTGGATGTGTTTTTCTACCTGTTGACGAAACATATTCTTTCAATAAAAAACTGATAAAAGAAAGCGAGGAGTTTTCGCGTGATTTAAGCCATAAGCATGATGACATTGTTGACAACATTATTTATGGGATTGAAAAAGGCATCGCAAAGAGAAAAATATCAATCCTCGATAATTTATAAAATAAATGTTTACAAAACACAACATTGATGGTTGAATTAAATAAACAAATACTTTGGGGGGCATAAACCGTGTCTAAGAAAAAACATAAAAAGTCACTCACTGCGGACACCCCGTCCGCGCCACAGCCACAAATCAACAACTCCCTTTCATCCCTTGTCACCGATCTCGGATATGATTTCTTCGGCGGTTCCCAGATGAGCCAAACAGACACGCTGTTTAAAAATAACCGGTGGTATATGATCTCAAATATGCGCCAGCTCCTATCTCATCTCTACGTTGAGCATGGCCTGATCCAGACACTGATTGACCAGCCGGTTGATGATGGTTTTCGCGGGGGGATTACAATTAACTCCGATCAGATCAACGAAGAAGAAATAGAAACGCTTCACGAATACATCCGATCAAAAAACATTGTTCAGATCATCTGTCAGGCGTTTAAATGGAATCGTCTCTATGGCGGTGCAGGGGTTATGATACTGACCGGACAGGATAGCGAGAAACCGTTCAACGGTCTCAAGCAAGACGAACCGTTCAGCTTGCGCGCCGTTGATATGTGGGAGCTGTTTTACAACAAACAGAATACAGCCGGAGCGTATCAGGACGTTACTCCCTACCCGGATGATGGCGATAGCGAATTTAATTATTACAACCACCGCGTCCACTCATCGCGCGTGTTATTGCTCAAAGGCAAAGAGGCACCATCGTTTATCCGTCCTCTTCTACGCGGGTGGGGGATGAGTGAGGTTGAACGTTTGATCCGGTCGTTTAATGCGTATCTCAAAAACCATGAGGTTATTTTTGAATTGCTGGATGAGGCGAAAATTGACGTTTACAAGATCGAAGGATTTAACTCAAGCATGGGGACCGCAGCCGGAACCACAAGCGTCCAGAACCGCGTCCAGCTCTCAAACCAGCTCAAGAATATGTTGAGCGCTCTGGTTATGGATACAACTGACGATTATGTCCAGAAACAGATGGCGTTCTCTGGTCTGGGAGAAATGCTGACCCAGATCAGGATGGGCGTTGCCAGCGATTTCAAGTTTCCGATGACAAAATTGTTTGGAATATCAGCTTCTGGGTTCAACTCAGGTGAGGACGATATCGAGAATTATAACTCAATGATTGATGGTGAGGTGCGCTCAAAGGCTGAACCGATCATTGTTAAAACCGTTCAGATTATTTGTCAGCACCTGTTCGGAATTTCCCCGGATGATATTACTGTTGATTTCAAACCGTTGAGGGTCCTGTCCGAAACTGACGAGGAAGAGGTTAAGAATAAGAAGTTTGACAGATTTTCCGTTATGTATTCTCAAGGACTGTTTACGGACAAAGAATATTCAGATCTGTTAAAGAAACACGATTTGCTCGACATCGAAACAGAGGTAATGGCCGGAACCCGGGAGGCTGTCCCTCCTCAGCCTCCCGCTGATTTTCAAACAACAAAACCGACAGAATGAAACCGATCCGATTCAAAGACGAATATGTAAAGGCCATCCGAGAACGTCTTGAATATTATTTTTATACTCTGATATTCAAAGACCTGTTTGATTTCTTGAGCGTTGAGATAAAGAACGCCAAGACAACGGCACTAAATGAAGCACTGTCCGAAGGCCAGGTCAGATACGTTGATGGCTATTTTGTCGGGAAGTTCAGCGCAAAAATATCGTCTGAAATTGTTAAGATTGGCGGTAAATACAACAAGGTTGTGAAGGGGTATAAACTCACGCCAGGAAAGATTCCTCAGGATATTATGGCTTCGGTCGCCCAGGGCGAGATCAAGGCAGAGTCTGTCAAGAAAGGCGTGTTTGATATTCTAGACCAGACAGAAAAAAACACCCAGTCTCTAACATATCAAATGGATCTCTCTAAAGAACTGGACAAAATCGCCGCGGACGTTGACGATCAGTTTATCAAAGCCGTTCCGGGAGAGATTGGAATAAAAGCCACGATCACCAAAGGAATAAAAGAAAACCTGATCGAGTCTTATAACACAAACATGAACTTGAGCATTAAGGACTGGACTGAAAAGGCTGTTGAGCGGTTGCGGGAAAAAGTCCAGAAAAACGTTTATTCCGGTATGCGGGCTGATAAACTCCAAAAAGTTTTGATGTCGGAATACGACGTAACCCGAAAAAAAGCTGAATTTCTGGCAAGGCAGGAAACATCTTTGATGGTCAGTAAATATCGTGAGGAACGATATAAAAGTGCAGGAATTCAAAAATACCGATGGAGTTCATCACAGGATTCAAGGGTCAGGGACCGGCACCGGAAATTAAATGGGAGGATTTTCTCGTGGGACAACCCGCCGATCGTCGATGAGGAAACTGGAAGGCGAGCGCACCCAGGGGAGGATTTTAATTGTTTACCAGAAGATTCAAATATTGATTTCGCCTATGGAATAAAAAAAGCGTTCCGTCGTTGGTATGCAGGAGAATTGACCACTATCATTACGGATTCTGGTAAAACGCTCAGAGCTACACCTAATCATCAAGTGTTTACGCTTACAGGGTGGAAGGCTATTGGTTCGCTTGATGATGGAGACTATATCATCAAGTTGGAAGATGATCTGATTAATCCTTTTGGAAATGAAATAGATGACAGTAAACCCATGATCGGAAAGATATTTAATTCTCTCCGCCATAATTTTACGATGTTGACCGCTCATTCCACACGAGAAGATTTCCACGGCGATGGTTCCGTTGACGGTCAAGTCAATATTATAAATACCGCAAGGAGTCTGAGAATCGCAGGGGAGTTTATATTTTTTCATCGCTTCAAGGACTGCTTTTTCGCCTCTCCCAATTCTTTTACATCTAGATTGAGAGCATTTAGTAAGAAATGTTTTAATATATTCTTTGCTATATTCCGGATGGAAATTTTTCCTTTTATGAGATGCTCTGGCAGCCTCAGTTATTTTTTGAAGCTCTTCTTTTGTGGAGTTTTTAAAACGAATGATGTTGGCCTCAGACCCGCTTCTTATTTTAACACCAGCATCGAGCAGCCGACGGCGGATAACAATTCTTTCAATGCCTGTTCTTTTGGAAATAGACAACTCGCTTTCTCCAGAGACATAAGCAGATATAATAGGATAAGGATCAAAAGTAAGGAAATTATGCGGTCGTCTTCCTTTCCGTCTATCGGTATTTGTGCCAATGGATCTGAGATGTTTAGAAAGATTATCAGCTGTAAATCCGACAATCTGGGAAGCTTTATTAAGAGACATCCCGGAGTCAAGAAGCTCGATCGCGTGATCCAAGTGAGTACGGAGAATTTTTCTGGGCATGTTTATAACCTTGAAACGATTAATAATTGGTATTGTTCTAATGGAATTATTATACATAATTGCCGATGTGTTTCAATACCAATTATATAAAAAATAAAAAAAAGGCTTGTAAAATGCAATGGATTGTGGATATAATCAGTCGTGCTATAAAGGAAGGATTCACTGGCAATATCCAAATCAATTTTTTCCGTGGCGGAATCGGAAATGTTACAAAGACTGAAAGCATCGCGCCGCCGCAGCAGAGGTAGTAAAGACATTTAAAATATGGGGACAAGGATAAAGAATCCTGCCCGACTTTAATGATAGAAATATCGTAAGGTCGGGCTTTTTTATTTGGAGATAAAAATGTTAACTATCGAAGAGATCGCCGCAAAGCATGGAGTTTCCGTTGAGGATATTGAAAAACAGCTCATCAAAGGAATTGAGGTTGAGAAGGAACACGTCACCGACCCCGAATACGAAGAGACTCCTAAAAAAATAGCTATGGACCATCTCTTTGAAATGCCCGACTATTACGACAAGCTCGAAAAAATGGAAAAGCAAAACGCCAGCCAGATGCCTAAAATTTATTATTGCCGACATATTGAGAAGGGAATAACCGGGTATGAAAATGAAACGATTTTTATTGATGACGAGGCCCTCCATAAAATGGATAAAACCATGTCCGGGGTTCCGGTCAGGGTTTTTCATGTCGATTCTGTTGACGTTTCAAAACTTGAGCAGGAATCAGACGGTTATGTTGTCGAATCGTTTTATTTGGAATTAGACGGATGGCACTGGGCGAAATTTATTGCAATTTCCGATGAGTGTCATAAAGCCATCGCCAAAGGATGGAGCGTTTCAAACGCATACGTTCCTACGGAATCCGGATCGGGCGGAGAGTGCCATAATGTTCCATACAACAGAAAAATCCTGAACGGGAAATACACTCACCTTGCTATTGTTCCAAATCCTCGTTATGAAGATGCCAAGATCATGACACCGGAACAATTTGAAGAATACAAAAAAACCAAAACAGCAGAACTGCAAAACGAAAAAAAGGGGAAGATTATGTTCAAGTTATTCAAGAAGGTTCCTGTTGAGAAGGACATTGATGAAAACGCGATGATCCAGCTTGAGAACGGGAAAGAGGTTTCTCTGAAAGAAATGATCGAGACAGTCCAGAACGCCAAAAAGAACGAGGGCGAAGATGACGACGATCAGAAAGTGAACATGGAAACCGAAATCGAAGTCGGCGAGGAAAAAATGCCGATCAAAGAACTCGTCAACCGGTATTTGAAATCTGCCAAAAAGAACGAAGATGACGAGGAAGAGGCCAACAAAAAGAACGAAGAAGAAGAGGCCAAGAAGAAAGAGGAAGAGGAAAAAAAGAACGCGGCAGAGAAACTGAAACAGCTCCAGAACGCCCATAACAACGTGGGTGACGCCATTGTTGAAACGTCGTTTGATCAGATCAAGCGCGGGCAAGAGCGGTATGGGAAGTAAATATTAATTCACAAAAAAAATAACCAGGAGACAATGAGATGACACAATATTCAAATCAAAGAGTGATGTCGGTTGAGGTTGGAAAAATTGACCTTGCCATTAACCCGTCGATTATTTCGGCGTATATCGCGTCAACAGAAACAGCAACGCTGGTTCCGGGATCCCCGGTAAAAATGGCCGACGTAGCCGGTGGCGTTCCTAAAGTCCTGCTGGCGACTGCTGATACAGACGGGATTTTCGGATATATCGTCCGAAACCCAAAAGACGCGTCTTATGTCGCTGGCGACGCCTGTGAAATTGCATTGGCCGGGTCGGTTATGTATATGGAAGCTGGTGCGGCAATCGCTCGCGGGGCCGTTGTTGAGGCTGACGTTTCGGAAGTGACAGTTATTACAGCAGCCGGAGTGAATCCGACGACCGGTATCGCGCTTGATAAAGCGGCGGCATCTGGTGATTTAGTCCGTGTTTTAATCACCGTTCCTGTAAGTTCGGATGCTGTTTACGCTCAATCCGTTTTCGATTATGACGACGGAGCAGGCGCATTACCGTTGACGGCAAGAAATATTTATTTGACGACAGGCGGAGCAGAGGCGTTGACGCTGGCTGATGGTATTGAAGGCCAGAGGCTGACAATCGTCATGGTTGTTGATGGCGGGGCCGGAACACTGACTCCAGCGAATTATCTCAACGGAACGACATTGAGGTTTGATGATGTCGGGGATAGCGCTGAGCTTGTGTTTTTAAATGGGAGCTGGTCAAACGTCGGTACTCCGACAGCAACAGTGGCATAAACAGTTAAATAACTCAAAAGGGAGATATAGAGATGCCTAAGATTCTAAATTCAAACGGTGAGCCGGTCCTGTTAAACGCGGCTGAACAAAAGGCGGCGATGTACAACCAGCAAATCATTAACTCGCTGGGTTATGAAATCGACGTTACAACGCTGACAACGATCATCAAACGCGTTGTTGAACAGAAGTTTTTTGAGATTGCCCCGGCTGAATATTTGCCGGTTAAGGTCGGAGAGGGATCGTGGTCCTCACAGCTCATCACATACAGAAGTTTTACTGTTGCTGATGATTTTGAGACCGGCGTTATTAACACCGGTGTTTCAAACGGTCGATTGGCTGATGCGGACGCTGGCGTTGACAGCGTTCCTGTCAAGGTCATCAATTGGGCCAAGTCTATCGGATGGACGCTTTTTGACATCCAGCAGGCACTCAAGGCCGGGAACTGGGACCTGATCACAGCCAAGGAGAAATCCAGAAAGAAAAACTGGGATCTCGGGATTCAGAAGATCGCGTTTCTGGGGTCCGCCAATGATGCAAGCGTTAAAGGGTTGCTGACTCAGTCTGATGTCACAAGCAACACCGCTCTGATCACAGAATACATCAAAGGAATGACGGCAGCTGAGTTTAATACGTTTGTGGCTGGCGTTTTTCAGGCGTATCGCGAAAATTGCAATTACACCGCAAAACCGACTCACTTCATTATTCCTGAGATCGACTTTAACGGCATGGCATCGTTCCCGGATTCAACATATCCGCTCAAGACCAAGTTGGCGTTGTTGGAGGAATCGTTCAAAACATTGACGCAGAATCCGAATTTCAAAATCTTGCCGTTGTCATACGCGGACCAGGTAAATAACGTCGGTTCCGTGGCGGCTCTCGGAAAAAATCGCTACGTGTTGCTGAACTATGATGAGGACACCGTGAGAATGGATATCCCCGTCGATTACACAGCGACAATGGCAAACACGGTTAACAGTTTCCAGTTCAACAATGTTGGATATGGCCAGTTTACCGGGACGAAAGCATACCGACCGAAAGAGGTTCTGTATTTCGATTGGGCAGCTTAAACCATAAACCGATGGAGATGAGTTATGAATGTAATGGTATTCAATAAAGGCGAACGCGAAATCGTTTTAAAAACGATGACGATCAAGCCGAAAGATCATGTATCAATTCCGAAGGATGAGGCTGAAAATCTCGTGAAACTGTTCGATGGTGAAGTTTTCATTATCGGAGAAAACACAGCCAAAGTCGGAGACGACGTGGTTGAGGTTCCTAAAAAATCACGAGGGCGAAAGACATCAGATCCTGAAATCCAACCGGAAGCACCGGTAGATTTCGGAGAAAATGAGGCTATCTGATAATGTATACGATACCGGAAATATCAGCGTTCAAATCATATTTCGTTAGAGATTTCAACTATGCTCCCGCGGGAGACGCTGACAATCAGGACTATGTGATGGATGCTGATATTTCCAGGGCGTATGCTCAGGCCCAGATTAATTTCAATGACGCGCTGTTCCCGGACGGCGCTGCCATAGCGTTTATGTGGTTATCAGCGTTTTATCTGGTGTGCGATCTTCAAATCGGGATGAAGGGAATAACAAGCCAGGCGAACTTCCCAATTAATTCAAAATCAGCCGGAGGCGTTTCTGTCTCGTATTCAATCCCGGATCGGTATTCAAAAGATCCGTTCTTGTCGTCGTTCACACAAAACGGATATGGGATGAAATATTTGTCGCTACTGATTCCGAGATTGATTGGGAATATTCAAACTGTAAGCGGAGCGACGACCCCGTGAGCGGTCGTTCTTTGAAAATAAATAACGAACCGGCAAAGAGGCTTCTTGCTGGACTTGGAGCCGGATATGTGACAAAGGTTGGCGTTCTTGGAAGAAAAGCAAGTCGAAAAGATGAAATGTCAAACGCCGATATCGGTCTTGTCCATGAAAAGGGAAGCTACAGCCAAAAAATCCCACGGCGTTCGTTCCTTGAAATGCCGTTGACGTTGAAGCATAAAGAGATTTTTTTAAAGAAAAAACAGTTTTATAGCGAGGTTATTCAAAAGATTTTAAAGGGAGAATCTCCGGAAACAGCGTGGAAGCAGGCATATACGAAACTCGGGATAGCGGGTGAGGCTGTTGTGCAAGATGCGTTTGAGACCAGAGGGTTTGGGAATTGGAAAGAAAATAGACCGAAAACTATTTTAAGAAAAAAAGGGAAAGATTCACCATTGATTGACACGGCCCAGCTAAGAAAATCCATAACATCAAAAGTTGACAAAAAATGATTGTATCGGCAAACAAAAAAATTTTTACAGATATTTCTCTGGTCCCGGATGTTTCTGACGGGATATTGGGATTCCTGCGTAAAACCACGATTGAAATTGTTCAAAAACAACAGGTTGATGGGTATACACAGGAAATACCGATTTGCAAAAGAACGATGGCACACGCCCAACCAATGCCTGAGAGAATGGTGGCCCTGAAAGAGGGAAACAGATCATGGGAATGGTTTTTGATCTATGTTGAAGAAAATGTCAAGTTGAAAACTGATGAGATTGTCATTCTGTTCGGTGAGAGATACAGGATCATGCAGAAAGATAATTGGGCGGAGTTCGGGTTTATTAGTTACCAAGCGATCAAAGATTATGCCCGGGAGAGATAATGCAGGACAGAACAGACACATCCAAATATACCATCCTTGATTTTATAAGGATGATTCTTATCCATGAAATTGATATTGATGAGGACCGAGTCAATATTTTCAATGAAAGATTTGATATTCCGGAATATGATGGCCTGTTTATTGTTATTGAATCGAAGTCTACAAAGGTCATCTCAAACAGGAATATCCCTGTACCGTCAGATTCCGGGATAACCGAAACCCAGGAACTCACCGTTTTGAATTCTTCTGCGATCAGCCTTATGTCGAGAAACCGGGAGGCAGAGCAGAAAAAAGAAGAAGTCATCATGGCCCTGCAATCAATCTATTCCCAGCAATGTCAGGAAAAATATTCATTCAGACTCTACAGGAACCCGGTAATTGAAAATCTGTCAGGCGTTGAGGGCGCGGCGATGTTGAACCGTTTTGAGATATCGGTTATGAGCATCACGTGGCATGAAAAAACCAAGTCGGCAGATTATTACGATACATTTAACGCGGAAGTCAACACAGAAAACGAAACAGTTACCATAGAAAACATACAAGGAGATTGATATGCTCGAATTATCAAACGTCATTAATATCAGCGTTTCCCAGGCGGGCGGGGGCCTTGGTGAATATAACATTAACAATCTCGCATTATTTGTTGATGAGGCGTTTTTGTCAAACCCAGGAAGCGACGCTTTCCGAACATACCGCAACGCCTCAGAGGTTGGAACGGATTTTGGGACCGGAACAGACGCATATGCCCTGGCGGTAGCTGTATTCAGCCAGCAACCAAACATTTTGGCCGGAGGCGGTGAGCTTATCATTATTCCTCAATCTGGAGCGGAAACTCTCGCTGCGGCAATCGAAAGAACAAAGGGTCTCGTTTTTTATTGCGGGATTTTAAGTAACTTCATGCCGACCGGATCAGACAGGACCACGTTGGCCGCTACCATCCAGGCATACCCGGACAAGATTTTCTTTCTCCCGTCATCCACATATTCTGACGTTGCTGGAGATTTTACCGATATCAAGGACGCAGGATCAAGCAGGACCAGATGTCTTTTTTACACCATAAGCGACGCGGAAGCGCTGTTATTTGCGGCTAGATATGCATCACGCGGGATGTCCGTTGATTTTGAAGGATCTCGGACGGCCATTACAATGAATCTGAAACAGCTTGTTGGTCAAACGGCTGATTCTGGCATTACCCAGACATATTATAACGCAAGCAGTGCCGCCGGAGTTGATCTCTACGTAAGCTATGCCGGTGATCCAAGGGTTGCGTCTTTTGGAGCCAACGAGTTTTTTGACGATGTTTTCAACCTTGTTTGGTTCGTAAGTAAACTTAAAGTGACAGGGTATAACACCCTGGCAACCGTAAGCACCAAGATCCCGCAAACAGAGTCCGGAATGAGCCTGATTAAATCTGCTTTCAGGAAGGTTTGTGAGCAGGCTGTAAGAAACGGATATGTCGCGCCCGGGTCTTGGAATTCGTCTGAATGGTTTGGGAATCAGGAGGACATGATTAACAATATCGCTGAGCGTGGATATTATATTTACAGCAGTCCGGTTTCGGCCCAGAGTCAGGCTGTCAGAGAGACGAGGGTCGCTCCGACAATTCAGATCGCCATCAAGCTAGCCGGGGCGTGTCATGTGATTAACGTTGCCGTAACAGCAGAGGCATAACATAAAGGAGAACCAAAATGGCGGAATCAATTTCACTCGTCGGAAACGACGTAATTAAATTAAACGGAAGGATTTTTAATGATTTCGCGGACGGAGACGTTGCGAAATTAACTTATCCGAATGATCTGGCAAACGTAAAAACAGGAAAAAACGGAAATTCAATCGTAAGTTTCAAGAACGATGGTCGTCAGGCTGATTTTGAAATCCGGGTTTTGTTGGGTTCATCTGATGATAAATTTCTGAATAATCTGTTTGCCCTGTTTAAAAATGATCCGTCAGCGTTCTCGCTGCTCACCGGTGAGTTTACTAAAAACGTCGGGGACGGATCTGGGAACGTCACGGCGGTGACTTATATTATCAGTGGCGGTGTGCCGGTTAAGCTCCCGGAGCCGACCGACAATGCCGATGGTGACACAGAACAGGCCATTGCGAAATATTTGATTAAATTCTGCAACACATCTCGATCAATCGGTAATTAACGGAGGGGTGGATGTCAAATTTAATAAAAACGCTTGACAGCGGGGCAAAGGTAGAAATCCAGATGGCGTCGTTTGAGAATGGCCATCGACTGCTCAAGGCCGTCATGAAAGAGGTCGAGAATATTAATTTATCCCTTGGCGACATGAGCGGAGACGTAAACGAAAGCGTCTTAAATACCATCAAGAACGTAGCGGCCAGGCTGATATCGTCCGATCTTGTGGAATCTGCCCTGTGGCCGTGCATGGGAGTTGTTCTCTACAACGGACAAAAGATTTCACGTGAGACATTTGAAAACGCGAATGCCCGGGCTGATTTTTTACCCGTAACAAAGGAGGTCATGGTTTATAACCTTGCCCCTTTTTTCAAAAATCTAAATTCCGTGTTATCAGCCCTAAAGGAAAAGATCGGAAACGTCCAAAAGTAGAAATCACAGAGGACGAAGCCGTATTAACGGCCTTGAGGTTATCAAAAGCGGGGCACGGAAGGCCTGATGAAATTCTTGAGATGAGAACCGATCTCGTGGTTTCAATGAGTTCATATGAAGTTTTTCTGAATGAATACGAATCGTCATTTATTGAAATAAATAAGGATTCCTGATGAAACTTGGCGAGTTATTTTATGAATTGGGGTTTAAAGAGGACCTGACCAAACTGGACGATTTTATCGGAATGGTCGGGAATCTTGACATGAAGTCCATGTTCGCCGCCGCTGGCCTTGGCGCATTATACGCCGCGACAAAAAAGGTCATGGAAATATCAACCGACACCGCAATGGAAATGAACCGGTTCGGTGTTGTCACTGGAATGTCCTCTCAAAAAATGAAGCAGTGGTCAAACGCCGCCGAATCTGTAGGAGTTTCCGCCGGAACAGTAGAACAATCCCTCAAACACATCCAAATGGTTCAGGCGAAATTTAAAATGAATCAGCCTGATGCTTCATTTTTACAGGGGATTTATCTGCTCAATGAATACGGTAAAGCCGGGATTGATATTTATGACGACGCGTTTATCATGCAGGAAAAGATTGCCAACGGCATTAAAAAGATGGACGCGGACCAACAAAGGAACGTGTTGTCTCTCATGGGCATTAATGAGCAGATGCTCTTGATATATAAAAACAAAGATGCGTTGAAAAGTGTTGACGATAGAATAGTTGCGGATCCGGAAACAGTTGAAAAACTGGTTACGTTGCGGAAGAAATTAAAAAGATTTGGTCAGAATTTCCTCATTATAGTAATGCAAATCGGTGCTTTTATTGCTGATATCTTTACGCCAGTAATACACATAGTCGATAAATTTACTGAATTCCTTGCAAAAGAAGCGAAAAAAGAGATTCTGGCCTTGTTGGGGCTTGGTGTATCTGCTGGAACGGGAAATATACCGGGTGTTGTTATGTCTGGGGCTGTCCTTGCAGACTCTGCCAGAAAAGGAACGCTTAAAGATGTCTTTGGAGAAATTCTAGATGTTTTAAAGAATCCGTTTTTTTTGACAGATCCTTTGATGATGATGATGGGAGCCAGGCCATCACAGGCAAGCAACAATAACGTAACAGCAAATTTTCATATTAACGGGTCTGATCCTCAAGCGATGAAACACATGACAATAGAGGCCCTCAATGAAGTTCTTGGGGGATCATATAATAAATTAAGCCCGAAAGAGTATTGATGGAAAATATCCCAAAAGTTGAAGAATTTATTTCAAGCGTTGTCAATAAATACATCGTGACATCGCAGGATATAAATAGGGGCGTTAACGGATATGTTTTTGATATCGTCCTCCATGAGGAAGTTTCTCTCGAGTCTGAAATAACCGATCATTATGTCGAAGAAAACTATGCCGTTCAGGACCATATCGCGAAACGCCCGGCTGTTTTCGTTCTTAAAGGAATTGTCGGGGAATTGGTGAATAAACCATCGTCAACGGGTATTTCAGTACTTGAAAATATTCAGAGCCTAGGGGATATCGCTGGACTGGCGCCAAACCTATCTGCACAGGCCGCCCAGGCATATTCAAAAATTGAATCGGTTGTGTCAACAGTTAACTCATATATCAATCAGGCCAACAACATCATTGATATTTTCTATGACAAGACCAGCGCCGACACGAAACAGGGTGAGGCGTTTGATTTCTTCTCCAATTTATGGAACAGCCGAACGCTCTGCACAGTTGAAACACCCTATGGAATTTTTAAAGATATGGCTATTCAGCGGATCTCTGCCATTCAGCGCGACGAAACTGATATTGTAAGCGACTTTCAGGTCATGTTTAAGCAGATCAGGACTGTAAAAAATATCACGATTTCAAAAAAAGCAAGCGGACGTTTCGCCGATTCAATAGCAAAATTCACAGATAAAGGGAGAATTGTCGGAAAAACAATAAATTATTCATCTTTTTCATTATCGGGGGCAGTTCAATGAAGCAGATTCAATCAATAACAGATGATCCGAAACAAAAAATGACATTCATTCTTGAAAATGGTGATAAGGTTATTATCAGCCTTGAATTTATTTCAGGACAAAAAGGATGGTTTTTGTCTCTTGAATACGGATCATTTAAGGTGAGAAACCGGCGCGTTGTTACGTCTCCGAATATGCTCCGGGCGTTCAAAAATATTTTGCCGTTTGGAATCGCCTGCATAACTGCAGACAAACAGGAGCCGATTTATAAAGATGATTTTTCAACAGGGCGGGCTGAGATGTTTATTTTAAACGAGACGGATATTGATTACGTCGAGACAAACATTATTCCGGAGTATCGTGGATAAATTCCAAAGAAACTATAAATTAACGATTCAGGAGTACGGATATGACGATATCGTTGTCGAATATCCTATGACCATTGAGCTTGCCATTTCGCGCGCGTCATGGTCGATGTCCGGAACGGCAAGACTCAGGATTTATAATCTTAGCGTTGAACACAGAGGCCGTCTGTATAAAAATTCCGTTGAGATTTCAAGGTTTATAAAAATAAAACTCGAAGCCGGATATGGTGACAATTTATCAACGATTTTTGAAGGAGACATCCTGTGGTGCAATTCTTCCAGGATGGAAGGACAAACGAATTTTATGACGGAAATTGACTGTTTCGGATATAGTTTTGTGTTTAAAAACAGCCGGTCAGACTGGACAGCATCTGGTCCGGCAAGTTCAAAATATAATGTCATTTCCAGATTATGTTCAGATCTGAAATATATTGATATTGAAACAGGTTCGGAAATTTCAATCCCAGTTGGAGCCATTGGAGATTTCAGCGCAACAGAAAGACGCTCATTTACCGCATCCGGAAACACATGGGATATCTTAAAGCAGGAAACCGAAGGAAATTGCTTCATTGACAATGGAAAAATTTATTGTTTGAAAATCAACGAAACAACCGATGGAACCGTAACAGTCATTAATTCAGAAACCGGTTTACTTGGAACTCCTAAAATTGACGGTCTACAGATCACCGTTGATATGATTTTTGAACCCGGGATTGATGTGGGACAATGGATAAAACTCGACAGTTCAAGTGCTGATTTTAAGAAATTTAATGGGATTTATAAAGTTATCCAAGTGAGTCATTTTGGTGTTATTTCCGGGGCCGTTTCCGGATCATGTAAAACACGCGTTGTTTTAATGGTCGGATCGCAGGGGAAAGACGATCCGTTTAATATTGTGAGTGGGGAGTAATAGGGAGAAAATGGGAAGAGATAATCCAACACCAACGATGAATGATCTGCTTGACGAGGCGATATTCCGGTCTTTGTCCGCTATGTATTGCGTCGGAATAGGGACGATTCAATCATTCGATACATCGACTCAGCAGGCCACCATTTCGATGAATTATAAAAAAGTCATCAAAGAGATTGTCCCGGCAGAAAACAATATCGACATGAATGACAAGGTAGTCTCATATCCCCTGATGTTGAAATGCCCGGTCATTTTTTTGACTGGTGGGGTTAGCAGGCTGACCCTACCCGTTACGGTTGGAGACACGTGTGTTGTGTTTTTCTGCGATCGTGACATTGATAATTGGCTTCAAACTGGTGTTACCGAAAGCCAGCCGAACAGCCAGAGGATTCATTCATTGTCTGATGCTATCGCATTGGTTGGGATCCGGTCAAATGCCAACCCGTTGTCATCATTTAACGCTACCATTGTAAGCCTGATTGACCGAACGGGTGAACGGTTGGCCCAAGCAGGTGATTTGAAGGCCACAGCGCGCGCCACAGCCTCACCAGGCTGGATCCTGTGTTATGGTCAGGCAATCAGCCGGACGGATTACGACGTACTGTTTGACGCCATCGGAACGACATGGGGCGCGGGGGATGGGTCAACAACGTTCAACGTTCCCGATTTCAGGGGGCGTAATTTTGTCGGACTGGATAATATGGGGGGATCCTCCGCTGGGGTTCTTACGTCTTCGTTTACGCCGAACAAAGATACATTAGGCGGGGCTGTTGGTGAAGAATCTCATTTACTGACCGGTCAGGAATCAGGAATCCAGCAACACAACCACAGCGTAACTCAACAAGTATTTTCAGGGGCGGGAGGCGGAGGAGGAGATTATGCGAAACAAACAACAACGGTAACAGGAAACACAGGCCACACAGATGCCATAAATTCACACAACAACGTCCAGCCGGGGAGAATGGTTAACGTGGAGATTAAATACTAATGCACATCAGAGCCGTTGACAGTGAAAACGATTGGCAGTTTGGGAAAGGAATCCAGTCATATAAATTCGAGAATGAGGCGATTATGCAGAATATTAAAACGCGTCTCCTTTCGTTTCTGAATGACTGCTGGTTCGATTTGGAGGCCGGAATAGACTGGTATCGTCTGTTGGGAACAAGGGGAACAAACTTAGAAATCCAGAGGGCAGTTAAGGAAATGATTTTGCAGTCATATGGAGTTTTGCGATGCAATAAAATTGACGTCAATATCTCATCAGATGACAGGACTTTGACGCTCAGCTATAACATAACAACTATTTTTTCATCAAATACCTGGGATATGGTGGAGGTTCGACCATGAGCATCAATCAAATAAATTCAGAGGGGATCCAAACTAAAACGCTGGCTGATATTATTTCGTCGCTTGAATCGTCTTTTCAGTCAATTTATGGGTCTGATATAAATCTCGACCAGAACAGCCCCGACGGACAGTTATTAAACCAGATCGCCCTTATGTGCCGTGATATCGCGGATTTCATAACTCAGGATTATTCATCCAAAGATCCCGATCAGGCTGTGGGGGTTGCCTTGGATGGGGTATCACAGCTTTGTGGGATTACGCGCGAGGGCGGGACATACACAGAGGTTGATATTACCGTTACAACAGACAGGGCATTAAATCTCAACGGGTCAGAGTCGTCAACACCGTTTACAATTTCGGATTCGATTGGGAACCTGTTTGAATTGATTGATGATGAGTCATTATCATCCGGATCAAATACGGTCGCTTTCAGGGCGGTTGAGATTGGAAACGTTCAGGTGTCTTTGAATACGCTTACAACCATTGTTACTCCTGTTTTGGGTGTCTTGAGCGTTAACAATCCATCCGCCCCGACAACTCAGGGGGAAGATCAGGAAACAGATGCCGAGTTGAGATTGAGGCGTCAGGCGTCTGTTGCATTGCCTGCACAGTCATGTTTTGCCGGTCTTGTTGGAGGACTCTATACGGTGGATGGAGTTGTTCAAGCCGTTGTCTATGAGAACACTACCGGAAGCACCGATGGAGACGGGATCCCGGCACACGGAATATGGGTTGTTGTTGACGGAGGATCGGATGCTGATATTGCAGCCATGATTTACCTTTATCGCCCGATGGGTGTTCCGATGGCCGGGGCAGAAACGGTTTCTGTCACTCAGGTTGATTCATCAACGATTGACATAAGTTTTGATCGTGCTGTTGATGAGGATCTCTACATTGATTTGACGGTATCATCCAAGACAGGAGGATCAGTTGACGATGCGGCGATTAAGGCCGGTCTTGTGGAGGCTCTGTCCTATGGAATCAATGAAACGGCGGACGTTTCAACGATTATCAATGCCGTTTATGATATCAGCACGGACGTTGTTGTTTCTGCGGCGACAATAAACAATGGCGGTTCTGATGTGGCTATTCTGGACCCGACGGCAAAGAAAAACAAATTTGTTATTTCAACCTCAAACATATCGGTGACTGTGGTATGACACTAGACGAATTGAAATCATATTATTCAGGAATCCTGATCAAACAATACGCCAATAAACCGCGTGCGATTGCGACGGTTGAGAGTGTGGCTGGAGAGTTGTGGCTTGATGGAATGTTGCTCGATGAACCGTCATGCTTTGATTTAGATGAGGCAGTTGGGGCGCAGTTGGATATTTTGGGCAGGATAGTAGGGATCACAAGGGAAATCCATGGTCTAGATTTGACTAATACATATTTTCAATTCACGGATTATTCCGCAACTGCAGGGACTGACTTTGCGGACTATTCTGATCTTGGAACAACCGGTATTTTGTGGCGTCGATATTTCGTCGATGCGGTAACCAACATGACAGATGATCAGATGAGGGCAGTTATAAAACTGAAAATTATTTTTAATTGTTTTTCGCGGACAATGAAATCAATAAAAGAGGCGCTGTTCGCAGAGTTTGCCGGGAGCATTGATATTGAGGACAATCTCGATATGACGGTAGATTTCGATGTTTATGATCCGTATCATCAGGTTTCAGACATCGCTGATTTTTTGGGAATTTTCCCGACGGCAATGGGAGTTTCATACACGATCAATAAGCTATAAGGAGCGTTTACGATGGCAAAGATAACACGTGTTTTACAAAAATTATTTGGTTCTGACGGGACATCTTCATATTTCGGGACATTTGGGAGTAAGGCCGCAGGATCGCCAGCGAACACCCAGGACCCGGCAACAATCCAGAGTCTGCAGGCGTTTCTCGATGGATGGGAATCGGCTGTTATTTCAGGATCTGAACCTGCGATTGAGGACATGAACAGTCTTTTTTTGCTGGCGTTTCGTCAAATAGCCTACATCATGCAGGCTGGTATCCCGGAATGGGAAACGAACACGGTTTATTATACGGGGAGTCTGTGCCAGGTAAGCGGTGTTATTTATAAATCTCTCACAGATTCAAACAGCGGAAACGCTCCAGCGTCAAGCCCGTTGAGCTGGTCAACGTTGCCATTTGTCGGATTGACCGGAAATGAAACTGTTGCCGGGATTAAAACATTTTCATCGTCGCCAATTGTTCCAACCCCGACGACAGATTATCAGTCGGCAACGAAAAAATATGTTGATGACAACACGCCTGTCCAAGTTGGTTTTGGCACATGGGCATCGAAATCAAATAACACTGTTTATGAGGCGCTGACGGATGGTTTTGTTTGTGCATATTCAACTACTCCGGGATATGGGGTAACTGGATATACAGATGCGTCAAGCTCTCCTACAACTCTAAGAGTCGGTTCTTATCTGGCGGGCGACAGCTCTGTTCCTTCTGGGATAACAATGCCCGTCAAGAAGGGGCATTATTGGAAAGTAACAGGATCCAACACTGTTTATTGGCTACCACTGGGGAGTTAAAAATATGGAAAGCATATTAAGTCAACTAGAAATTCCTTTGTCAATGAAAAAAGGTGCTTATTTAAGCATACCTGTTTATTACAAAGACTATCTTGGTGAGGCCATTGATTTGACCGATTATACGGCGAAAATGCAGATAAGACAGACTGAGGATTCCGAGGATGCGGACATTGAACTGACAACAGAAAATGGCGGAATATTGATTGACGGTGAGGATGGAATTGTTTATATTATTTTTAAGAGATCATCAACGGATACACTTGCATCAGACTATGAAGGGATCTGGGATCTATGGCTCATCCCTACCGAAGAAACAGCGTTTCCTCTGTGCGGAGGGACGTTCTTTTTAGAGAAAACCGCGACAGAGGTCTAAAATGGTTCAATCCCTTACAATAAAACAGAAGGTGGCATCAATCACCGTTTACGCTCAGGAGCCGATTATGACAAGATTTACTCCTTTTGATTTTACTGCCACATCCGGACAAGATGAATTTGTTCTTGATACAATCCCGGTTCAAGTTGTCGGCCTGTATATTAACGGGACCGCTCAAAATGAAGAGGCTGGCGATTTTACGGTATCAGGGAAAACAATAACTTTATCTGATGGCGTGGATTCCGGAGATCATGTTTTCGGAATTTATCAGGAAGTGGGGTCAGCATGAAAAAATTAATATTCCCATTAATGCTTTTGTTCTTGTGTTGTTCCGTGGCGCAGGCCAGAACGAAAACTCCGGCAAAGGATGTCTCATTTTCTCCGTTTGGAAATATTGCGTCTACAAATGTTCAGACGGCCATTGAAGAGGCTGTAAACGAAGCCGTCGGAGGAGGGGAAACAAACACCGCATCAAATACCGGATCATCCGGGGTCGGGTTATTTAAACAGAAATCAAGTGTTGATCTTGAGTTTTACAAGATCGCGTCAGCAAATAATATTCTTTCGGTTGCCCTGGAAGGAACCGACTACCTCAAGCTGACTATCGCTCCGACGAACATTACATCTGTCGGCATTATATCGGTCGGAACGTGGCAGGGGACCCCAATTACAGATACATATATTTCATCCGCGGCAAACTGGAATACCGCTTACGGATGGGGGGATCATGCGTCCGCCGGGTATTTCGACGATATCGCGGATTTCACCGGTACATTGACAAACACAAAGTATTGCACGTATGATACCGGAGTCGGGATCGTCTGTAATAGCGATGGTGGAAGTGGATACACGAACCTAACATCTTTTGTCGAGCAGACAGCATGGCGGCTGTTTTATTCCAATGGCTCTGGAGACGTGACGGAATTGGCCTTGGGATCCAGCGGAGAATACTTGAGGAGCAACGGGGAAACATTAGCCCCGACATGGGATACGCCGGTGGAGGATGGTGGCAATGCACTTATTGTCTGTGCAAGTGATACGACATATACAGGATATTGCGATTATGAATGCGACGGAACGGATGATGAAGTTCAAATAAATGCCGCAATTACGGCATCTGATAGTAATACTCGGAGAGTATTTACTACAGATGGGAATTTTTATTTATCAGATTCTATTGTTTTGGATGTAAGTAATATGCAATTTCTTGGATCGGGATTAAGTTCAACTATTTTTAATAAGACTTCAGGATCTTTTAATATATTTGAAATTGGGTATACCGGAGGTGCTCATTCTACAAGAGTTGATCGACTTAAAGTTGACGGGTTTACTTTAAAGGGGAATAATACTGACGGGATTGGGCTAGCGGTAGAGCATACCCATTATTCACAATTTTCTAATATTAAATCTGAAGACATACAATATCCTGGTATTTTCGACTATAGTTGGTCGAATACAGTTATAAATACGGAATTTAAGGATGCAAGCAAAATAAATTTATGGATAAAAAATGATTCAAACGTCATAACTTTTATTAACACGCACGCAGGTAATGTTGATTTTGCTGCTGAATATTTTGCAGTAATGGAATCTTCAAGCGGTTGCTATTTTGCTAATTTAGTTTTAGAGGGGGCAGGTGGATATTCAGAAAATGCGCTAAAACTTGATGGCACGGATTCATTCATTTTTGATGCGCCGTATTTTGAAATTACGGCCGCAGGATTTAATGGTCCTATTATAAGAATAGGGGACAGCTCTTCGGGAAAACATACCTATAATACCAGTTTTATTGGTGGATCTATTTCGCATTATGCTGATGCCACAGTTAGTGATAATGCTATATTTATTGATGGAAATGTTCACAATGTGAATTTTATCGGTACGTATTCACGTGGATTCGCCGCCGGATGGACTGGTTATTTATTTGAAATAGGTGATGGTTCTGACGTCACAGAAGATATAAATATTAATATGTACATTAAATTTTTTGATGGAAGTCCAACGACGTATACTGTTGCGTCAAATGTAGATAATTTTACTTATAAAGCTAGAGATAATAGTGCAGCCAATATTCCAACGAATAATGCAGCATCATATTTAATAGAAGATGATGATTCAATCGAAACAAATAAAGAGTTTAATACCGGAGGAGATATTACAACTTCGTCAAAAATTGGTGTCGGTACTACATCACCGACTGCAAAGGTTGACATAGATGGAGACGCCGATATCGTTCAACTGTCGATTGATCCCCATTCTTCTCAAACTGCACATTTATTTGATTTAAAAAATTCAAATGGCACACCAGTAACGTATTTTGATGCGGACACATCTTTTGTAGTAAGTTTACACGCTGGTAGTCTTGAAGATGGAACAAGTCATACTGGAACAGACGCAACGATGTCAAATCAATATATTGCTGTTAAATTTACAGCATCTGACGACGAGACTATTGGTGATTTTATAGTAAGGGTTAAAGAAAGTGCGGATATCACCAATACAACATCCTCTCTCGCAAAATTAACAGGTTACATTTATGAGGATGATGGCGGGTCTCCTTCTAAGCCGACAGGGTCAGCACTTGCCACCGGAAAAAGTGTTTTATTCGGAACCCTTACTTCATCTTATCAAAACTTATCTCTTGGTACTTCAAAAGCGTTAGTGTCAGGAACGGATTATTGGCTTGTAATAAAATGGGGAACTACGCCAGTCGGAGGGAATATATTATTTGATTCCAGTACATCATCGAACATCGGTGCGATCTCAACAAATGGATCGTCATGGACGAATACGGATGTTAATTTATATTACCAAGTACGAGATCAAACATCGCAAGCAGGAACTTTTTATAGTGTTAATGAAAGCGCAGTTGATGGATCAAGCGTGAATGGATATGGCGGATATTTTACTAGTGAAAATTTATATGGTGTCAGAGGTAACAGCACAAATGGAATTGGAGGGTATTTTGGAAGCGGGAACGGTTACGGATTGCAAGGATCAAGTACAAATGGCTATGGCGCATATTTTACAAGCACCAATAACCAAGCAATTCGAGCAGTCTCAACAAATTCTTATTCCGGATGGTTTAGTAGAAATACAGCATCACCAGAGGCTGTCCCTGTCGCTTATTTTGTACAAGATAATGCGTCAGACACAAATTCTGTAGTGGATATAAAACAAGATGGTGCTGGAAATATTTTAAGATTGCTATATGGAGGGACTTATGTATACACTTTTGGATATGATGCAAAATTAACGATTAATCCAGGAACAGGGACGGGACAAATAACCGTTGATGGATCAACTGGCGGATGTTTTATGCTGAGAGATACAGATGACGGAGGGTGGACGGAATGTTATGCTCTTGACGGTGTTATGACGTGTTCAGTAGATGCTGATGGCGTTTGTGATGGATCATAGATTTGAATAACATAGAGTGAAAAGAAGTGGGGCTGATAAATGAGAAAAACATTAATTTGGTTACTGCTGATTGTGTATTGCGGTGTTGGGTATTGTGCGACGCAGACTATTGAGCCTGGAGTAACAGACATAATCACGCCAGCTACTGCGGCAGGAACGTTTGAAAGCGGCGATACGTTCCTTTGTTATAAAGCCGGGATAGGAGTAAGAGAATGTGATTATGACGATTTGCCTACTGGTAATAGTTCCGGGACGCTCACCACGATTCAGGAAGAGGATTCCGGGGTTGGTGGTGCGGATATTGTGACGCTTGATTTTGAAGGGGATGACTTTGATCTTTCGGAGTCTCCGGATACGGAGGTTAATGTAACGATTGCCGCAGCGGTCACAAGGGACACAGAGTGGGATACTGTCGGCGAGATCGAAACCGTAACGAGCGTGAATATCCTTGTCGAGACAGAGATTGACGCATCCTCTGAACTGCGTGCGATTATGGACGACGAGAGCGGGACAGGGGCCTTGCTGTTTGCCGGTGGGGATATCGGAGCGGCAACCGCCACGACACCGAGTGCGGATGATGATGACACGAGCGTGGCGACGACGGCTTATGTGCAGGATGAGCTGGATGCAAGACGGTTTACATCATGCCGGACTCTTGAGACTCCAACAGATGCTGATGACGATATTCCCGTATGGATATATGATTATGCCGTAACGATCACAGACGTTCATTGTCAGACGGAAGGTGGAACGAGTATTGCTATTACATTAGGGGACGGCACGAATTCACTTGAGGCGGTTACGTGCGACGCAGACGGGGCCGAGGATGACGGGTCTATCACAAACGGCACGTTCACGGACAGCGAAGCGATCGAATGGGATTGCGCCGCTCCGAGCGGGACAGTTGATTGGGTTACGGTATGTATTTCAGGAACACGAACAGCAGACTAAGGAGAACCATGAAAAAAGCACTTATGATCTTGGCGTTGATGGCGGTGTGTGGGAGTGCTTTGGCTCAGTTAGAAGTCAGAGGAGTCGAAAAGACGTCAGATTACTGGGTCTATGTTCGGCTTGAAGATCGTTCTGGTGTTACTGCGGAACAAGATGCAGGACGGTCAAAGGCTGGTGATGTCGTTGCGGTTCTTCCTGTAAATGAACAAAACGTCCCAAGCGAAACAGAAAAAAAAGAGTGGTTGATTTATAAGACCGCTTTGACTGATGAACAAGTTAAGGCCATGAAAGAACCCTGGAAGGAGCAGGTCGGTACAGCTAAAGATGGATCTCCTATCATGCAGACGGTCTCTTATAGAAAGAACAAGATCGACACTTCAAAACTTGGCGTTGAAGCAAAAAAGGGGCTTATTGAAAACAAAATTGATGCATCAAAAATTGAAATGAGAGCGACAACTCTTCAAGATTTGTCGAAATATGAAGCGAAAAGAAAGTTTTATGCTTACATTCAACGTCCTTTAATCCGGATTGCGAACGTCATAACACGTAGAGCGTTAGCTGAAACAATCTCGACGTGTAATAAAAGCGGAGAAGATTATAACAGTATTACTCTTTGGGAAGATGCTACCGATAACGATTTAGTAACGGCGACAAACGGGGAAACCCTTGAAGTTTACGACGACCAGGGCGCATTGGATGAAATGATCGAATTTGCTGGCGCAACAACAAACTCATCATATTATAGAACTTTAACAGTTCCAGAAGGTGAAAGAAGCATTGCTACTTTTGGTGATGGGGCTAGATTAGTATATTCAACGTCGTTAAGTAATGAAACATTAATCAATGTAAATGAGTCCTATTTTGTATTTGAATACCTCGAAGTCTCCGGAGGTTCAATGACTGAGTACACAACAAATTATTATGTTTATATGCGTGGTACGTACTCAGTTATTAGATATACTCTCATAGGGAACATCACTGCATCTTGGCATATCAATGGAATTGTGTGCGAAGACTATGCAAATGGAAAAAATATTAAAATTTATGGAAACATTGTAGCAAATATTTTAGCTAATAACACGACCGCAATTTATACAGGATTTGACGGCTCTAATACAGACAATAATATAGCACATCATAATACCGTTTATAACATAGACAATAGCAACGGAACAGATCGTGGGATTAATTGCGCATCTGATTCATCTACCTGTTACGGGAATCTTGTATATAATGCTGAAACTGATTTTTCTTTTCATGCGTCTGCTACACACGACTATAATGGCTCGTCAGACTCCACAGCTACAGGCGCACATTCTATCAACACTATAACAAGCGACGACTTTGTTTCAAGTTCTGATTTCCATTTGGCGAGTGGATCGGACGCGATTGATGCCGGGACGGATTTAGGTAGTCCATACGACTACGACCTCGACGGGGACTATAGAGACACATATGCACCTTGGGACATCGGCGCTGATGAATATGCCGGAGGCTCACCGCCAGCAGGCCGAACCAGACGATTTTTTTAAATGATAAATGAACAGACTCGAAAAACTACTCAAGGCGTTAAAACGATTACTCCAGAAAGGAAAATGGGGGGATGTTGAAACTTTTGCTAGGCAAATCAGGGATGAGGAAAAGAGACAGGATCGCCGTGTTTTCATGGTGTTTGATCTTGGCGATGAGGGGTGAAACTTTATAAACGGAAAGGGGCGCAATGTGGACGATTGCGTAAAGGAACATAACTGTAAATCTAATCATGATCTTTTGGAGAAAGACTTGAAATTAAGAGACCTGCTAATCAACCAGGCGTTAACCAGCCTTCAAAAAAGCGTCGATCAAATGAACACGCATATTTTGGCCTGGGAGACCAATGGTAAGATCGGGTATAAAGACAAGATCAATCGTATGTGGGAAGAACATCAGACAAAAAAAACATCGTCACAGGGCCTTGTTGATTGGGCGTTCCGGGCGATTATCACCATCCTTGTTGGATATGTCGCATTAAAGATTGGATTGAAATAATGGACACTCTTCACACAACCAAAAAAATTGCACAGATCAGGGCATTGCAGTGCCACTTCTGCGAGAGGATCGGGCTTAAAAAACCGGCGCATTGCAAGATGTGCCACAAGATGGATGCGGAGATCGACAATCTCATGAACCATGCGGCTTCTGCGAATCTCCGGCATAAAATGATCGTGAAGAGCATCGAGGAGCTTATTGACGATTACGATCACGGGTTGGCATCAGGTCCGATCTCTGAAACGATAAGGGGACAACGTGAGCAAAAAGGTTTCAATTTGGTGTAAATTTGAACAGAAATTTGTCGAGGTCAGCGGGGGAGAATTGGGAACCTGCTGGATTTGCCCGGACTGCCACAGAATTATAACGCTGGCAGAGCACAAAAAACACATCAGAGACACGGAGGAATAATGGACGAGGAACTTCCAGACTGGGGGTGGTGGGATTGAAAGATTGGGAAAAGCAGAGAACTGTTTTTGCGTTTATGTTTTACGCCGTCCTAATCGTAATCTCAACCAGCATTGTTTTGTCCATCATATTTCTATCCGGGGGTGTTAATATTGTAGATACCACAACAGTCAATATTTATTTTCGGGATATGGAACTAGGAGTCGATTATGAAAACCGTTAGGCTTGCTTTCTACAAAGCGCAGAAGGGTGATTTTTGGGGTAACATGATCTCCGGGTATACTGGACTGTTTAATTGGAATACACCCCAGTATTGCCACGTTGAGATAGGGTTTTTCCTTAACGGTAAATGGCGATGGTACTCCAGTGCCTCAAAAAATACTAACGGAACGACCGGCACGAGATGGCTTGAGAATGATGTTCTTTTTGAGCATCCTGAAAGATGGGATGTTTGCGAAGTTAAACCGGTACGCGAAATACAGGAAATGATCAAAACGTGCGATGCTGAGTTAGGAAAACCGTATGATTGGGCCGGGATAGCAGGGTTCGCGACACCCTTTGGGCAGTTAAACTCAAAGAAAAAATGGTACTGTTCGGAGGTCTGTAATTTTGTGTTCTTCGGTAAATGGAAAAAGCGTATCAGCCCGAAACATTTTTTCAGGGTAACAAAACAATATGTAATAGCATGGAGGGATGAGTAGTAAAGAAAACTTTTACTGCTTAAACCTCGCCCCGCAAGCACATTCCTTTTTTGTCCGGGCGCAGCAGATACACTCACCGTCCATGTATGCCCGCCATTCAAAAGGTTCGAGTTCATCAATCTGCAGTCGTGTGAGAGTCATCCACCATTGGCGAGGTCTTTGGATCATGGGTTGCCTGCCGTGGTCGCAGTCGGTTATCATTGTGTGGGTGTCCATTGTTGCTATCCTTTCAGAAACTTTAAAATCATTTCGTTTCGATCTCTTTCAACAGCTTCCGCCGCCTTCCTTAGACACTCGGCCAGCCCGTCTGATCTCTTATGTGTAAACGTGCAGATATGCTGATCGTTGATGTGTAATGTGTAACGACAGGTTTCAGCACCTTTACGGCTTCTGTTTACGATGGCGATCATTGTTCGCTCCCGGATTACTTGTAAAAATGGCTTGTGTGGTTTGAATCTATCTGTCCAGAGTTTTGGCTTGTCCTTCACCTCACTCCCCCTTCCTCGCTTTATCGTCGATTATTTCACTCCTCCACCGTTAAAATGTCTGATTTAACCAGGGCTGTTGCTGTTGTAAAAATATCATCGTGTGTTGGTATTCTTGATTTTATAAACCAATCGCTCTTTCTTATCACATCAAATGCTTTGTTGGTATCAATCCCAATCAGATCCCTGCGGACGTAGCCTGCTTTGATGATAGATTCGGCTAGTTCTTTTGTGTATACTTTGTTGCTTTCCGCCTCCCAATCAATCCAGAATTTGTTTATCACATCCTCAATCTCTTTATTCTTCCCCATCTTATCACCTCCACATTTCCCGCATTTTCCGTTGATTTTTTTTGTCATACATAGACAGTGAGGGCAGAGGGAGATTGTGTTATTCTCCATCTGCAACCTCCAACTCTTTAATATTTTTATCAAACACAAAAAACGTACAGTGATTTAATGCGTCTTTTAATGTCAGCTTTAAATTTGTATTCAGCTTTGACAGATTAACTTTATCAAGAAGGACTACGATCCCAGCCTCTACTTTGCTTTTTTCAATTCTTAACCGTTCATTTTCTTGTCTTATCCCATCATTTAAGGCGTTGACAATCACTGAAAAATATTCTTGAGCATTGGTTTTTACATAGTTATAAACTTCTATTTCTTTTTCGTAATTTTTCATGTTACCCCTCCTCTAAATCATCCCTCGACACCCTCTTGCGTAATGCACACACCCCATCTGGAAGCCGAACTGCGGAAACTCTTTCGGCGTATCAACACACCATATCTCTTTGACTCCAAATCCGGCCTGTCTCATGTCTCTTAATCGCGCCTTATAAAATGTCGCATTGATAAGCTGTAAAAATACAACATTGTCTGCAACATCAAAACATTTATTCATAAAACTCCGGTAGATCGAATACGGCGGGTTTGTGATGATCCAATCCCAGTGACCTTCAGCGTCGAAAAAGTCCCGTCCTTTATCAATCTCATACCAGTCCGCTCCCGGCATGGCCCGCAGAAAAGCACCCTCACCGCAGCACGGTTCTAATAACTTTCCGCTGGGCCGGAAGTGCTCGACGATGGACAGTGCGAGATGGTCCGGTGTCATGACCCTGTCGTTTCCGTTTTTGTTTGCTAATGGTCGGCCCATGGTTTTATTCTTTCCTTTCTTAATCAGCGGGG